GTGATCGAGAAGCGCAACCCGCAAGGATGCGCGACAGCCCTCTGGATGCTGGCGCAGGGATTCCCCCGCACACGGATCAGGGAAAAGACAGGACTCTCGACTGCCTGCATCAACCGTCTTGGATTTCGCCACTCCGACACACTGGAGAGCAAGCGCAAGGACTTCGCCATGGCCTACGCCCATGCCGCGCAGACCTACACCGACCTGTGTATGGAGAAGGCGGATCAACTGATGGACAACCCGGACCAACTTGCCGCGATTTCCCCGGATCGTCTCGCGCTCACGGTCGGTATCTTCACGGACAAGGCCGCGCAACTCTCCGGCATGGCGAGCGCCATAGTGGAATACCGCAAGGGAACCAGCGTGGAGGACGCCAGCATAGCGATTGCCGAGGCCCGCGCCCGCATTGCCGAGCGGATGAAGATGCAAGCCATCGAAGCCGAGATCATCGAATGATATGCAGTGGACCCCGCACAAGCTCCTGACGATCCCATCCGACGAGGAACTCGCCGTGATGGAGCCAGTAGAGTTGATCGAGCTTCATCGCATGCGGGAAGAGGCAATTTCCAACGAGGCACGGGACCGCTATCGTTTCGGCTTCAAGTTTGAGAACTGGCGGAAGCTGGAGGAACAACTTGAGACGCACAGCGAGGCGCTGGTAAGCGGCGGCAACCGTAGTTCCAAGACCCAGGTTGGCGCGTATTTCGTCGTCAAGGCGGCGATTGAAAACCCCATGTCGGACATTTTCTGTTTTGCGCAGAACAACGAGGTCAGCATCCGCCAGCAACAAAGCGCGGTGTATGACTGGTTGCCGGAGGAAATGAAGGCCAAGCAGACGAGTGCCGGGACGTATATGTCCTATTCCCGCAAGAACGGGTTTACCGATTCATCGCTCATCCTCCCGAACGGGAGCCGGATTTCCTTCAAGTATTACAGCCAGTTCCAGAACAACCCGACGATTCTGGAAGGTGCGGAGCTTGGCAGCCACAACCCGAAGTGGATCAATATCGGATCATGGCTGGATGAATATCTCGGCGCACCGGACCTGATTGACACGCTGCGTTTCCGTCTGGCCACACGCAATTCCAAGATGATTCTCACGTTCACACCGATCTTCGGCCACACGGAGACGGTCGCGCAATACCTCGACGGGGCGAAAGTCCTTGAATCCCGCAACGCGGAGCTTCTCGGCGGCGAGAAGGTTGCGACGATCATGGAGTGCAAGAACATCAACGGCACCGTGCATTTCTTCTGGTCGGAGGATAATCCCTTTGGCGGATACGAGCGCATCAAGGAGACGCTGAAAGGCAAGCCAAAGTCCGAAATCCTTGTCCGCGCCTACGGCATCCCGACGAAAAGCGCGACGACCAAGTTTCCGAAGTTCAACACGGCGGTCAACGTCATCAAGCCGGAGGACATCCCGACCAAGGACATCACCCGGTATTGCATCGTGGACCCAGCTGGTTCTAAAAATTGGTTCATCACTTGGATTGCCGTGGACTCAACCGGCACGTTCTACGTGTATCGGGAATGGCCTGGGGTGGACGTTGGCGATTGGGCTGAGTGGCGAAATGGCAAATGGATGCCGGGAGACGGATGCGAGGGGCAGGGATTCGGGATAAAAGATTACGTCGAACTGATCAAGGACATGGAGGCCGGAGAGGAAATCTTTGAACGGCTGATCGACCCCCGGTTAGGCGCTTCCAAGTATCAATCCGCAGATGGCTCAAGCTCCATCATCGAGGATTTGAACGATCAAGGTATGGTATTCATCCCCGCCCCCGGACTGGATATTGACGACGGAATCCAGTCATTGCAGTCGAAAATGTCCTACGACCCAACCCGCGATATTGATGCCCTGAACCGCCCTCACTTCTACGTTTCCAACGAGTGCGAAAACACGATCCGGGCGATTGCGGAATATGTCGGAAAAAAGGGGGATTTGCACGACCCGTGGAAAGACCCCATCGACACGCTGCGATATGGGGCCTCTGCTGATATTGATCATTGCGATTACAAAAACATTCTAGTAACCTGCCCCGCAGGCAAAGGCTACTAACCTAACCAGACCATGAAATTCACGAAAATCCTTTTGGACGAAGCTGACGAGGAATTGATGGAAGATGATCCGAAGCCGGTCAAGGCCAAGGCAAAGCCCCCCGAAAAACCGGAGGTGATTGACCTCCGCATCATCAAGCCGTGCAACAACCCGCGCTTCGTGATCGGTGACTTGGACGGCTTCAAGGTGTTCGTGCAATGCCATCCGAAGCAATCGCCGAGGATCATCAAGAAGACCGTCAAGGTGCAAGTGACCCGCACCGGCGACGAAACCACCTACCAATATTTGCCATGAGCGATATTCAAAACGAGAGCCTGATTTACGCCGAGGAAGATGTGGACTTGAAACCGCTCATCGAAGCCTACAGCGAATCGTTGCTGGACCTCGAAGAGTATTTTGAGACCTGCAAAACCTCCTATGACGACCGTCGCAATATCTGGCCGGGAAAATCCAATGACCTGCGCAAGCATGGCGCGAATGCGTTCCCATGGGACGGCGCAAGTGACAACGAAGTGAACGTCTGTGGCGAGCGGCTGGATACCTACATCGCCCTGTTTGACCAGGCATTGCAGCGAAGCCACATCAAGGCGTTCGCCACATCCGCCGCCACGCTGCCACGTGCGGCCGTGGTTTCCGCTTTCCTCAAGTGGATGCGCTCGACCTACATCCCCGACTTTAAAGGGCAGATGGAGCTTGGCGGGAACTACCTGTTGGAAAAGGGGATCATGATTACCTATGTGGGATGGAAGCGCGAGCTGCGGACCTACCTGCAAACGATCACGCTGGACGAAATCGCGGCGCAAAGCCCGGAGCTTGTGGACATCATCCTTGCCGGTGACGACGACGAGACGCTTGTCGGCATGTTTGAAACCACGTTCCCCGGTATCAAGCCGAAGCGGGCGAAGAAGGCGTTGCGAGACTTGAGGGCTAAGGGCGAGGCTGAAATCCCGATTCCCCGCATGAGTGTGGATTGCCCGGAAGTGCAGGCATGCGCCCCGGATGGCGAGGTGATTTTCCCACCTTACGTGACCGACCCTCAACGCGCTCCCTACATTTTCTGGCGCACGTTTTTGACGGCGCAGGAACTTGAAAAGAAGGTTGCTTCTGAGGGGTGGGACCGGACATGGGTTGACGAGGCCATCGCCAAACTACGCGGCAAGGACTCGCACAAGCTCGCCGGAGAGAAAATGAATCACAACTCGCGGCTTGCCATTCAAGACGATAGTGACCTTGTGATGGTGATCTACGGCCATCAACGGTTGATTGACGAGGATGACGGCAGCGAGGGGATTTTCCGCACGGTTTTCCACCCAGACCTCGACTATCCCGCCAAGCATGAATTGATGAACGGATACGATGATTATCCCTTCGTTGTCACCCGGCTTTCCCGCGACCAGAAGCGAATCTACGAGGTGCAACCTATGACGAAATCCTTGCGCGGGCCGCAGATGCAGGTGAAGACCGAACGGGATAGCCGTGTTGACCGCGCAAGCCTCGCCACGCTGCCGCCGATCATGCACCCGGCAGGCCGCCCGCCGAGCGATTGGGGGCCAGGCCGACGGGTGCCTTACCGTCGCCTCGGGGAAATCGCGTTCGGAGCCGCGCCGCCGCTCGACCCCGGCAGCATGGAAGTCGAAATGCAGATGCGCCAGCAAGCCGACCGTGCCGTGGGGCTCGACATGGACAATCCTCACAGCCTTCCTCGCCAGCAATACTATGTCGGGAAATTCCTCGACCACGTTAGAGACGTTCTCGGGCTGGCTTGGAAGCTCTTTCAGCGGATGGGACCGGACGAGGTGTTTTTCCAAGTCTCCGGCAATGCCAACCCGCAAGTGATCCAGAAAGGCAACCCGGACGAGGTGTATTCCATCGTCGTCGCATTTGACGCCATGAGCACGGACCCGGATACGGCGGAAACGCGCACGAAGCAGATGGGCTCCGTTATGCAATTTGACCGCAACGGGCGGATCGACGTTGATAAATACCTGGAGTTCCTTTGCATGAGCATTGATCCGGTTCTGGCTGACTACGTTTTGCAACCGGCAGAAGTGGCACAGGAGAAAATGACAAAGGACGTTACCGACGACCTGACCAAGATTGCCGCCGCCATCGAAGTTCCGGCGCGGCCGAACGGGGCGCAGGTCGCGCTTCAAATAGTCCAAGCCTACGCGCAACAGCCCGACGTTGCGCAGAGGTTACAACAAGACGAGGCATTCGCGGAACGGCTAACGAAATATGCAGGCCAGTATCAATTCATGATGCAGCAGGCCCAGAACGCCGAGATCGGCAAGCTAGGAACCGCCCCGGCGCAGGTCGGCGGCGTCAACACCCAAACCATGAAACAATGATCCCACGCCCCACCCTTGCCCAAGCCATTGCGGAACTGAAACACCGCGACGAATGGAAGATTGTCATTGATGAAATCCGCGAACTGCGGGAGGCGACACTTGCCGACCTTGGCCCGTGCAAAGACCCTTACGAGGTGATGAAGCTGGCCGGTGGCACGGCGCGGCTGGATGAGCTTTTGGCCCACCTGAATGGCTGAAACCGCTCGGGACAGCGGTTGACCGGGCAGGGATGCTGGTTTCCTTGCCCGGTCTTTTTTTTGCCCATTTCTACGAATCCTGACAAACTTGAGCGGCTTACTAAGGATTCTTGTTGACACCCCCACCGTATTACCGTAATACAGCGGCCATCGCCCACGCCGAGGCGCAAATGAGGTGTTTATGAGCAAACAGTCCGAGCCCATCGCAGGAGGCCAAATTCCCGCGTCAGACAACCTGAGTTTCGAAGCTCTGATTGAGCAACGGACCCGGCAAATGACCCCGACCGAGGAAACGACCGAACCGGCCGAAACCGAGGAAACCGAAGAGATTGAGGAAACCGAGCCGGAAGAAACGCCGGAGGCCACCGCGATCGAAACGGAGACCGAGGAAGAAACCGCAACGGAAGAAACCGAGGAAGAGGCCGAGACCATCGACCTGCTGAATCTGTCACCGGAGGAAATTCAAGCCCTCGCAAAGAAAGCCAAGTCCCGCCTGCTCGCCGATGTTGGCAAGCTGAGAGCGGAAAACCGGATTCTCCAAGCGGAATTGAACAAACCGAAGGCCGACGCAAAACCACTCCCCGAACTGATTCCCGACAACCCGTTCAAGGATTTGAAAACCCTGGACGAAGTAACCGCGAAGCTCAAGGAACTGGAGAAGGTAGCCGACGAGACAGACCGGATTCTGGAAGACCATGAGGACTACGCCGCAGACGACGTAATTACGCTCGGGGACAAGGAGTTCACCAAGAAGGAGATTCGCAATGCCAACCGGAATGCCCGGAATGCCATGGTGAAGTTTCTACCGGCCCAAGCCGCCCAGATCCAACGATCCGGCCAGCTTCAAGCCATGGAGGAACAGTTCAACGCGGCCATTCCAACGGAAATCCCCGAACTGGCGGACGCGGAAAGCCCGATTGCGAAGCTGCACCAGTCGATGATTGCCGACCCGCTCGTTGCCCAAGTCCGCGAACGTGTGCCGGATCTAGCCCCTCAGTTGAGCTACCTCCTAGCCCACGCCGCACGCTCCATCAACTCCCTCAAAGCGAAGCCGAAGACACCCGCTGCGGCGGTGAAAGTGCAAGCCAAAGTGCCTGCCTCACCGTTAGGAGCAGCAGGGGCAAGGTCCGGGGCGCAGCCAGTGAGGAAGGCGATTCAGCAAGCCAAGGAGCAATACGAAAAATCAGGTTCATCCGCAGACTGGCAAGCCTACCGGCTCGCCCAACTACAGAACACCTAACTCCTCAAAACAATGCCTCTCGCATCCACATTCAATCCCAGCGCCCCTAGCGCTACCTCCGGCCAAGGCTCTGCGGTTCTCAACCGCGAATCCCTTGACGATCAACTCACCGTCCTTGAGCCGCAGCTTACGCCGGTGCAATCCATGCTCCCGAAAGGAACCGCCAAGAGCACCTTTGAAGAGTGGGGCGTCGATACGCTCAGTTCTCCAAATGACGACGGCGTTTCGGAAGATGCCGACGTTTCCAGCTACGACGACAAGTTCGCTTCCGTGGCCCGCATTGGAAACTACGTGCAGAAGTTCCGCCGCACCTTCAAGGTGACGGAAGAGCAAAACGCAGTTACCTCCGCTGGACCTCTCAACCTCGTCAAAGCGGAAAGCAAGGCGATGCTGGAAATCAAACGCGACATTGAAAAGGCGCTTTGCTCCGCGAACGACATGCAGGCCCAGACTGCCGCTAGCGTTCCTTACAAGCTGCGCGGCCTTGGTTCGTGGATTTCCAACTCTGCGCAAACGACCAACCCGGTGCCAAGTGAATACCGCACTCCGGCCGCGTCGATCCTCGCAGCCGCCCCGACGGAAATCACTCTCAACGATGTGATGGCGTCGATCTTCAACGAAACCGGAGAAGTGGAAGGCTTGACGATGGTTTCAGGTATCGACGTTCGCAAGAAAGTTGCTGCGTTCACTCGCACGGAAGGCACCACCCGCACATCCGCATACAACGTCAACCAGGATGCGACTTCCCGCACTGTTACGTTGTCTGTCCAACTCTTTGAAACTGATTTCGGTTTCGTCCGGTTGGTCAATGGAAACAGCGCGTGCCTTCCCACCAGCGGAACGGCCTACATCCTGAATCCGAAGTTCTTGGAACTCCGCACACTGACAGGCCTTGGCCTTCGCAGCCAGCGCCAAGAAAACCAAGGCTCGGGCGAACGTGGCTACGTTGCCGCCAACCTCACGCTGGTCTGCAAACATCCGCAGGCCCACGGCAAGATCCAATACACCCCGTAATCCAGAACCCAAAAGAGAAACACTACCATGAAATTATCACTTCAAGCAGCAGCTCAACTCGGGTTCACTGACGGATACATCCTGACAGCGGACGCCATCACCGCGCTCGCCACAGGAAACCAAGTGCGCGTCGGCACCCATCCAGCGGGCGGCATCGTCACCCGTGCGGCGGTGTATGAAATCACCACATCGGCGGGCACCTCAACCGATCTTGTCCTTGACGTTGGCACCACTGGCGCTGACCCGGACGAGTTCATTGATGCTCTCGACCTAGACGGACTGACTAAGGCGGCGTTTTGTACCGGCGACGGATTCACAGGAACAGCGTCGGATACGTCAACCACCGTTGGAGTCAAGAACGGCGTGGTCAACAACACGGCAAGCGATCTTCCGATTTACGCGGAAGTGAACTTCACCGGCACCGTGACGGCGGGCAAGTGGCTGATTTGCCTCGAAATCCTCGACCCGTCCAAGCTCGCCAACTTCTAAGCTGGCAACCGCACACCCTAACCGGCGCGGGGGAGGCCTTAAGCTTCCCCCGCGTCATAGGATGAAAACCGCATGGACATTATCACCGACCTCAGAATGCACCCGGCAGTGCTCAATGAGTTGTGCAGCGGGCGCAAGTTTCGTGAAGCAAATCGGCGATCAATAGAAAGGGCATGCGCTCAAGAGGCCCATGCCACAAGAGGGCATAAAACCATCCCCGGCCTTGGCAAAAAAGTCTTAGATATGCCGGAGGATGATTATTATGATATCATCGCTCAGGAGGGATACGAGTTTTTTGACCAAAAAGAAAACGTGAGATTTATCCAAAGAATCGCGCCTGAATTTGCTGGTGCCAAAGTCTAATTTCCCACCATGGAAACCCGCACCTATGCCGACCTTTACGAGTTGATCGAAGCGTTGTGCGGAGTCTCCTTCGCCACGCTTGAGCGCAACCGCATCAAGGCGCTGGTCAACCGCCGCGCCACCCGCGCCTATCGCGCAAGCAACTACTGGACGCGCTACCTTGTCATTGGAGAGGAAAGGACGGTCACGAGCAACCTGATTCCGTACGATGAAACGGCGCTCGATTCGATTGACACGTTCCTGCGGATTCACCGCACGGAGCCATTTGTTTCCGCAAGCGCCCAGGAGTTCGATTTTATGGTGACGGCATCCGGTGCGACCCTCGTTGCGGGATCGCTCGATCCAACTTCCGCATTCGTCACCTACAAGAGCCAGCACACGGCCATTTACGGCAGCGGTGACAGCGACACGCAGACCGTGCCGAAAGAATGGTTAGAATACCTGGCACACGGCACCTATGCCGACTACCTCCGCGCGGAAGGCCAGCAGGAGAAAGCGGCATTGGCCGATGCCGAGGCGCTGGACATCCTCACCGACGAGCTTTTACGGACAGACGAGCAAATCCCCGCGTTCCTGAAAGGACGAGTTTCCACCAACTCTAATTCACAAAACCGCTAACCTAACAAGACCATGGCAAACTTCATTCCACCCGGCACCATCACCACCGATGGTGATTACGAAATCAACACCCGACCCGGCCGCGAACATCTGATGACGATCAAGGGCACGTGGGACGGCGCAACCGTGACCATGACCGCCTACAACGACGCTGACGGTTCGTATTCCGCAGTCACAAGCGGCGCATGGACGGCAGACGCCGAACCGCGCTTCATCGCGCCATCCGGCAACATCCGTCTGACCATGACCAACGACGGCGCAAGCACGGATCTCAACGTCACCCTAATCCCAGTATCTCAAGGCCGATGAAAAAATACCTTATTCTCGCGTGGTTTCTCGCGTTCATTCATGTCAGCGGGCAGATTATTTCAGGCGAGGGCGGCGGCACTGTGGACAACGCCGCCGTCAACACCGCAATTGAGGCAGATCCCGCCGCCAGTCGTGCGAGCATGGATGCACAAAGCAGTGCGCGGGCGTTTGGTGAACGGTTCGGACGGCACGCCAATGGCACGGCCATTTCTACGGCCACGGCCCCGGAGTTTGGCCCGAATATCATCATTGATGGTGCGGGATACACGGCTGGGGTTTCTCCAACTGTCCAAAGTGGGGCGCTGGCCCCTACAACGCCAGCAGGCGGATTGATCTATTATGGATCAACCGTTCCAAGTCCAGACGGGC